CACGCCCACGTCCATGATCACGTTTGAGGAATGGTCTAGTCGTTATCCTGAGTGGCGCCGAATTCAGTTAGCTAAAGCCTTGCACGAAGCTCCCGCCATGCTTAAGCGCGGTGATGCTGTCGTTAAAAATTTTGTCAAGCAGGAGACTTCTGCGTCACTCACGGATCCACGCAACATTTCCCCCCGTACGGACCAGTTCCTCGCCACGTTCGGGCCCTTCATTTCCACCATCGAACACGCCATGGTATCAGTGCCGTGGCTAGTCAAGGGCCTGAACATGGACGCCCGCGAGACCAGAATGATGCGGCTGTTTAATTTCAAGCGCTTCATCGAAACAGATTACAGCCGCTTTGACATGACGTTGTCTGCTGACATGATCCAACAGGTGGAGCACTCCATCTTTCGTGAGATCGCGTCACTTTTGGGTGTCGACATGACCCCTGAGCTAGAGAATTGTCTCGCTCTTACGTTGCAGACTACCGGCGTGTCTTCTTCTGGGATTCGCTACAAGATCTTGGGCACGCGCTGTTCAGGGGACGCTCACACGTCCATAGGTAACGGGTTGATCAACAGGTTCAATACATGGCTGTGCCTTCGGACACTGCCGGACGGCTCTTGGGACTCCATACATGAAGGCGACGACGGTTTCATCGGCGTGCACGAAGAGTATGCTGACGCCGCCGTCGCCAATCTGCAGTTCCTGGAGTGCCTGGGGTTTTCGTTGAAGGTTAAAAGTACCTTCGTGCCCCATATGGTCACGTTTTGCGGTCGTCATGCGACCATGACCGCTAACGGCGTCCGCACGTTCTGCCAGCCGTTGCGCGCTCTTGGCAAACTACACACCACCATCAGCCAAGGTGACGCCTTATCCCTGTTAGTCGCGAAAGCCAGGAGCTATCAATGCACAGACGGCCACACACCCATCATTGGTGTCTGGTGCACAGTTGTTCGACAGATGTATGAACATCAGGCTAAAGCCCATCTGTTAAATGCCGAGGTCCAATGTCATTGGGACCGCTCCCGATTTGATCACGGGTTTCGCCTGGACGTCGATGACAGTATCCGTCCGGAGTTTGAACTTGTTTCCGGCATTTCTATCAACGAACAACTGGCTGCTGAGCGTTATATACGCAGCTGGCTCGATTTAGGCTACATACCCGATGTGGCCCCGTTTCTACGCCTGGAAGATGGACCTGTCGCAGATGACGACAAGTTCATCATTGACTTGGACCTCTGATACCCACCGGACCGGACCTCGTACTTTTCATGGACATATTGACCGGACATTCTGTTCATGGTGGCTCCTGTAGCCCGTCGTCGGACGTTAATCGTGTTATTTGTTATTTGTCGTGTG